GGAATATCTCCAACAGACAGGCCTATAAAGAGCTGCACTTCGGACAGCCGAAGAGGACCGAGCCGGCAGTCCCTGAACCTCCGCGTTTAATACCGGAAGCCCCGATAGAGCACAGGGACGCCGTCTACAGGGAATTTTTAGGGATGCTCCCCCTTTACAGGAGGCACGCCGTAGACCTCAAGAGAAGGGGGTTCACCAAGGAGCAGGTCATAAAAAACCTGTACAGGTCGCTGCCGGACGAAAGAGAAAAACGTGACGAAATAGCGTCCACGCTGGCGTCTAAGTACGACCTGACGGGGGTAAGGGGTTTCCGAAAGAAGAACGGAAAGTGGGAATGCTTCTACGTCCCGGGGTACCTGATTCCGTTCAGGGACGCCAAGGGCCGCATCCAGGCTTTACAAATCCGGACTAACAAAGGCGACCCCAAATATTTGTTCTTCGGGTTCCGTGATTCGGGCATAGACCACAGCACTCCGGTGCATGTGGTCAACGCTGATGCCGCCAGGAGAACAAGGTCTGCCTGGGTCACGGAAGGGCCGCTAAAAGCTGATGTAGCTTCAATGTTTTTCGACGCATGTTTTGTGGCCTCACCGGGGGTATCATCATGGAGGTCCCTTATACCTGTATTGGAAAGCTTCGATCTAGAAGAAGTCGTACAGGCATTTGACAGGGATCAGGATGAAAACCCTGCTGTGAAAAAGTGCGTCGAAAAATTTGAGGAACAGCTTATGTCGAAGGTTCGGGTTCGCATCAGTCGCGCCAAATGGCCACCTGAATACGGCAATGGCATTGATGATGCGATTACACGGATAACAAAGACCATTGAAGTAGAGACAACGCCGGATTCTTTGATTATTAGAGAGATCAAAGAGACGGAAGTTGTCTTAAAGAAAATCCAAGTGCTGTAACTAAGATTTAATAAGGGGCCTCCCAGCAGGCCGCAAATCCCAAAAAGGAGGGAATGGGAAAGCGGGCCGCTGGGGGCCCGTGAGTACCCTGATATGTCAGAGTTCTGGTGGGTTTCCGTAAAACTGGTCAGGGAAAAGGAGGTAAAATACCTGGCCACAATCAACTGCCCAAAGGACGCAGTAAATATAGTCAGACCAATGTTAGAGGATTGCGACAGAGAAAAGACTGTAGCTCTGATGCTGGATACAAAAAACCATGTTGTAGCAGCGAACGTGGTATCAGTTGGCGTAATAAACGCGTCGCTTATTCACCCAAGAGAGGTTTTTAAAGTTGCATTGTTATGCAACGCTTCCCGTGTCGTAATAGCGCATAACCATCCAAGCGGTGATCCCACGCCTAGCTCTGAAGATATGATCATAACAGAAAACCTTGCGAAAGCAGGAGAAATATTAGGTGTCGAAGTTTTAGATCACATCATCATTGGAAACAAGGCGTGGTTAAGCATGAAAGAGAGGGGTGCCCTTTAATGACGGTTTGCGAAAGGTGCGGATATAAGGGAAACGATGACTATTTCACTACAGTCCGGCACTATGAGAGAGAAGATATCATAGAAGATCTGTGTTTAGACTGCTTTTTCAAGGAATACGACTATTGCGGGGACTGTGGCCGTGCTACGCCGCTCGAGTTCCTCTATGAAACCGAAGACGGCGGGCAATACTGTGAAAAGTGTTACCCGTATTATGCTCCTTGAATCGCAGTCAAGCGCAAAAAACAAGGCCTTTTGGTCTAAACCGTTCGGAATCGTAGCCGAAGTCTTTGCCGCTGTAATGTGTGAACTCCATGACGTACATGGGTATCATGCCCATGCGTGGGAGTATATAAAGCATTACAGCGATGATGATCCTGTTAAAGCACTTCGGGCTATCTTCCGCGTGCTATCAGATGTGGAAGAATGTCTGAATTGTGTTTTCAAAGTTAAAAAGAAAATGGATTTCAAAGAAATTGCATAAACTCAAAAGCCGGGGTCTTTCCCGGCTTTTTTTGATCACCATGGTGTTCTAGCGCCAACTGAGTGTCCGCTCAATATTCTTTTTATAACATTCCTTGATACAATTCCTGTTTCATCCAGTCTATATATAAGTGCTTGATTTGATACCCCCAGGCTGTCTCTTAAATTTTCAAAATCACTCTTGTCTTTTGGCTTATACAGCCATTTGGTGGGCATCAATAGTTCAGCAGCAAATAATTCAGCTTCGCGTTCTAAAATATTGAGCAACTGTTTGGCTTGGGGAATGTCGCACCAGAAAAAGACTTTATCATCTATTTTGTCGTTGATTGGTATTCCGTGGTTTTTTGCGAACATTCTTAGAATCTCAAAGTGGTTTAATACAATGTGAGCTGTCTCGTGTGCTAATGAATATCGTAATCTGTTGGGGTTGGCGTACATGTTTATGAATATGCAAGGGTCTTTCTTTGAGTACAAATAGAAACAAGCTGCGTCTTTTATTGTGGGCTCATTTACGTACACCACGCGTGCCACACTGCACGCGATCTCATGTACCGGGACAGGAGGACATAATAAATCCTTATGAAAACTCCTAGCCCTTGTAAGAACTAATCTTTGACGTGGCTTCAACCATAACCATCCCCTTATGACTTAGTAGATCCTTCATGATCGTCTTTGAATAAATCCGGCCATCCAGCTTTTAGAACACTTATCAATCTTCTTTTTTCCTCAGGCGATAAAGTTTTTTGGGCACGAAACATAGCCGCTATAGCCGTTGTGAATGCATCTTTCTCTAAGTCAATATCCAAATCACTCCTTCCAACAAGATAATCTACTGAACAGTTAAGAATATCTGCTAAGGCAGCAAGTATATCAGGGGGAACCCCTCTGCTTCCTCGTTCATACGTTCCAACTGAATCTTGAGAAATAATACGGCCTAGTTTTTTGGATAACTCATGTGCTAGATCTTTTTGTGACATGCCTTTCATTTTCCGGAGATTTCTTATCCTTTCTCCCAGCATAAATCATCTTCCCTTCATGGAGTTGTGTCGTTATAACTTGACAATCTTCCACATTAGTGCTACAATATGTCATGTAGCCACGTTATATTGTTTACTTTTTATCAGTTTTTATACATTCTGTCACTATTATACTACAGCTCCACTCGTCTCGGCTACAATATCCATGTAAAGGGAGGATAGTCTTTGGTAAAAAAATCAAGATCACAAATTTATCTTGAGTGCTTTTACCAGAAAGGGATGACCTTTACCGAGATCGCCAATCTTCATGGTGTCACAGAAACTGCTGTTAGAAAAGCAATAAAAAAACATACCCCAAAAACCTATCAAAAAGAAAAGCAACGCCGTTCTGAAGAACGAGAAAAAGCTCGCCGAGAAAAAGACCGCAGATCCAAGCAAGAGATGCGCAGGAAAAAACGCAAACAAGAGCATATCGAGGAAGAAGAGGCAGCCTATGCCTGGCTCCAGATGCGCTGGAAGCGTATATTCCCAGTAACAAAAAGAAGAGGAGTGTCAGATATTGATCTAGTCTGGTTTAGCTGCGCCCAAAGCGGCATTAAAAACATTTTAAATTCCCCACACGCAACAAAGGATATAAAATCAGCGATCAGATCAGCGTATCGAAAGGAACCAGCCCAGATAGAAGTGCTTGAACAGGATTATGTTACTCCTATAGGATGCGCAAAAGCAGGGAATGGGGGCGGCAAATCGGACAGGACACAGCGGATCGCGATGCTACTATGAGAAAGGGGGATATTAACGAGATGGACACTTTTGTCAGTAATAATAGCAAAATGTTGGATTTAGGAGGCCATATAGATGGGTGACAAATCCACACTTATAGATGCCAGACGGAAAAATTGGTTTTGGGATTACAACGATATTTTTGGTTCAGAACTGACTCCTAACGCGAAGCTAGTACGTTTGTATTTAGCTAAATGTGCAGATAACAATACCCGACAAGCGTGGCCATCTTTAAGTAATATAGCAGAAAATTGTGGTATTTCTCGAACAACAGCCAAAAAAGTCATTAACGAGCTAGTGGAAGCCGGGTGGTTGATCAAGAAAACACGCAAAGAGGACGGTGTTTATACTAGCAACCTTTATTATCTTCCTGACCCAGACGAAATTGCAAAAAACAAATCAAAAGCGAATGGCCAAAAAAGGGGTAGGGCAGATAACGACCTACCCTGTAACGAAATGGCAGGGGTGGGTCAAAATCCGACCCATGGTAGGGTAAATACTGACCCAGGGGTAGGGCGTGAAACGACCAGAAACAATACCCATATAGTAACTATACCCAATGAACAAGACTATATAAAAGATAGAGTGACTAATGATTCACTTCGTTCATCATTAGTCACTCGCGGACAGCAAAAATCTGAGCAGGAAACAGATATTCAAAACTTTAACATTGAAACGTCTGAAATAACCCTGGAAAGTGATCTCACTTCACCAGGCGTATTCAATAAAAAAATACCTGTCGAGAATGTAACTGTCTTTAAACAAGAAACAATATCTTCAGAGCCAGGCATTAATAATAAAAGAGCACATGTAGAAAGGGAGCCTGAATTAAACCAAGAGGCGTTATTCACAGAGACAGGCGTTAATAATAAAAAGTCAACTGCAGAAAGGGAACTTAACATAAATCAAGACACTTTATCCATAGGGACAGGTGGTATTAATAATATGCCTGTAGAGAAAGAACCTGATTTAAATCAAGAGACATCAACAGTAGAGGTAACACCACAGATAACCAATGCCGATTTAATTACAGCACTAGGTGACTCTTTAAGAGAAGCATGGGATGGCCCTCCGGCAAAAGCCTATGCTGTTGCGGGCAGGATGTATTATTTATACGATTACCCTGCCGCAGAAGCTGCAATAAACATCTTCAGCAGGCGTGTTGAACAAGGGTTCAAGCCCAAAAATCCCGTTGCTTACCTCATGAAAGTCGCACGGGAAAAGAAAAAGGAGTTTGAGTCTCAATGTGAGGAACCTCAACTTGAAGAATTAGATTATTTCTCAGCAAAATACCCTGAAGAACACAAAAAGAGGGTAATGGAAGCCAAAAAGGTTAGTGCTGAACATGAGCAGTATTTGAGAGATTTTAGGGATTTACTCGTCAATAAATCACCTCCTAGCATTCCTGGGTTTACAACTCCAGGAGAAAGTTTCAATTAATCACAAGGACAAAAAGGAGGAACAAGATGCATTTAGCGGCACGGCCGAAAAAAGAACTATCCCTGTCAGATAAACAGGCTGAGAGTATTCTTATATCAGCCGCTTTGCAGGGTAAGGCTGTTAATATAACCATAAACGATTTAAACGATCCTGATTGGATTCAGGCATATCGGTTTATCCAAAAATCTCGTGAGGCTGGAGAAAAAGTATCACCTGAAATATTGAAGCATCGGCTCAAAATATCNCCAAGCAAACTTGCTGATTTAGGAAACCCTACAGCGGAAGAAATAGAAGTCTGTACCCGTATAGTCAAAGAGAGAAGCGTAATGAGAAAACTCTATACCTGCATGAGAGATATGTTCCTGGGCAAAGGGGATGTAAACGAAAGCCTAAATAAGACACAGGATCTGATTAGAGAATATAGATCCATCGGAATGAAGGATACCCTCATTCGTGCAGGCGATCTTCTTGATGAAGCGTTACATGACCTGGAATGGGGCATACTCTATGGTTTACCTCAAATAGATGCCTGGACCCGGGGTATGCACCGCGGGGAACTGATCATTATAGCTGGCCGCCCATCGGTTGGGAAATCATCGTTAGCGGTTCAAATAGCGGCTAAAGCATCAATGTCTGCTAAGGTTGTGTTTTACTCTCTTGAGATGAAATCCAGCCAAATAGTAAGAAAAGCTGCTTGCTCCTTAACAGGTTTAACACCCGATACGCTTATGTGGGATGATGAAGCCCAGGATAAGATAAAACAGATGAACCTGTATGTATGCGACAATCTTATTCAAACAGTCAACGCTGTTTATGAATCNGCNTTAAANNTAAAAGAATCANTCGGATTAGATNTNGTGGTTATAGATTATNTNCAGNTNTTAAAAACNGAAGGCAAACATCAAACANGGGAGCAGGAAATATCAGAAATAACAAGGCAATTAAAATTAATGGCACGAGAATTAGATGTGCCGGTTTTGGCACTCTCTCAGCTCTCACGCGATTCAGAGAAACGCGGCGGCAGGCCGAAGCTATCGGATTTACGTGGTTCAGGAAGTATAGAACAAGATGCAGACGTTGTGTTTTTGATTCATAAAGGGACAAGCACTGAATTGATTTTAGCCAAACAAAGGGACGGAGCCACAGGCATTATCGAGGTTGATTTTCAAAAAGAGTTAAGCAGGTTCACGGAAAGGGGTGAATTAGATTGACGCAACCATTAGAAAAGATCACAGGCAGGGTTTCCCTACATGGTGGCCAGCCGGTTGTCTTTTTCCGATACAGCCCAAGGATAGTAGAAGTTGTTCGCAGCCTACCGGGGGCAACATGGCTCCCCGGTGTGCGGGGATGGCGTGTTTCACCCTCTGCAGTTGAGACACTAGCAAAGATGGGTTTTTCGATAGCTCCTAGCGTTCTTGAACTGGTTAACAAACCAACACTGGATCTAAGAGGATTTAAAGGAGAATTGTACCCCTTCCAAGTGGAGGGGGTACAATTTGCTCTTGAGAAAAATAAAGTATTGATCGCCGATGAAATGGGCTTAGGAAAAACCGTACAGGCGTTGGCCTACTTACAGGTACGCAAAGACTTGAGACCGGCGGTAATCGTCTGTCCGGCTTCACTGAAAATAAACTGGCTCCGTAAATGTGAGGAATTTCTTGAGGACTGTCCTGAAAACCAGGCTGTTGCTCTGTCCGGTAAGACCCCTGAAGAAACCCAAGGGAGTATCTTTATCATCAACTACGATATTCTTAAAGAATGGCAGCCTGTCTTAAAGCCTAAAGCTGTTATAGGCGATGAGGCACATTACATAAAAAACACAAGGAGCAACAGGTCAAAGGCTTTCAAGAAACTCTGTAAAAATGCTGAATCCGTTATCCTTTTGACAGGAACTCCAGTACTCAATAGGCCAATAGAATTATATCCTTTACTTAACCTGTTGGCCCCGCATGAATTCGGCAATTATATCGCATACGGAAAAAGATATTGCGCTGGGCATCAAAAAGAGATCATTACCCGGGGCGGCATACCAAGGGTAGTCTGGGATTTTACCGGGCGATCTCATTTAGATGAGCTTAATCAAAAATTAAAAAGTACAGTGATGATCCGCCGGTTGAAAAAAGATGTTTTAAAGGATCTGCCGCCTAAGCAGTATGCTGTGGTAAAGGTAGAGATATCCAACCAGGATGCTTACATAAAAGCCGAGCGCGCCTTTATATCCTGGTTAGCTGAACAAGTCCGGAAGGGTGTTTACGATGGCAAAAGGTTAAACGCCGCATTAAAAGCTGAGGCATTGGTCAAAATAAACTATTTAAAACAGATCGCAGCATACGGGAAACTGAATATAGCAATAGATTGGATAAAAGATTTTCTGGAATCAGGAGAGAAGTTAGTTGTCTTTGCCCATCACCGGGATATTATTTTAAGGATCGCTAAACAATTCCCCGGGTGCGCTGTTGTAGCAGGTGACACAAAAGACAGAATGAGTGAAGTTGATAGGTTCCAAAACGATCCTAATTGCCGCTTATTTATCGGTTCTATCGAAGCGGCAGGTGTTGGGTTAACCTTGACAGCGGCCTCAAATGTAGCCTTCCTAGAATACCCCTGGAGACCAGCGGACTTCGATCAGGCGGTTGACAGACTGCACAGAATCGGCCAGAAATCCAGCGTGACTGCCTGGTGTCTAATTGCGAACGTGGATGGAATTAAGACCATAGATGAGAAGATAATATCTATTCTGCAAAAGAAAAGAAGAACAATAAACGCTATTGTAGATGGAAAATCAACGGCAATAAAAACAGACGTATTGGATGATATAATTTCAACATTCGATACTTGACAACAGACGAATTGTCATGATAAACTGACAGTAAGCCATATTATGCCCAGAATTTGTCGGCAATTTTCGAACCTGGTACGCGCGTCCCCCCAATAGAGATAAAATCCTCTGGTTAAAGCCAGGGGTTTTTTATTTTCTGAAGTCTATTTTTTGTTGCGGTATTAGCCGCTTACAAATTTGCGGGTTTGCCCGCTAAAAAAAGGAGGGTAAAACTTTGATACCTAAACCTGTTCGCATAAAATCAAAGAAAAATATTCAAGAGTGTCGCAAAAATTACTGCGAATACTGCGGGGAAAAAGCTACAGGTGAACCTCATCACATCAGGCCCCGCAGCATAGGCGGCTCAGATATTCCAGAGAATTTAATTCAGTTGTGTTTTGACTGCCACCGCGCCGCACATGATGGAAAAATACTGTATCCGGTATTCGTTACCATTGTAGCCAAGCGTGAAAACCTTACAGTTGAAGAAGTTTGTACCCGTATAGGCTGGCCTGTTCCTGAAGAAGTAAAGGTTAAAATACCGGGTTCTTCCACTTATACTTTAGATGAGCTGATACAGCTATATATATCACAACAAGAGGGCGAAGATGATGCCAGGTGGACAAAGGGGGCAGTTTGCCTAGCCATCACTGAAGGGATGGGGGTACCTATCAGGCGAACTGCCTCATGGCTAGGATGCTCTGCGGCTCAAGTCAGGGAACTGGCAAAGACGTTTAAAGCGTTTCCTGATGAAACAAAAAGGATTCCGGTGCTATCTTGGCGGCACCACCGAATTGCCGCTAATACAGATAACCCAGAGAAATGGATTACTTTGGCCGCAGACAACGAATGGTCAACCCGGCAGATGCAGGAACAGGTTGATATTGCTAAGGGTAAGGTTACGAAACATGATCTTCAGCTAGAAAAAGCCGAAAAAGCCTATCGTCTAGCTGAAGAGGTTTTGAAAGAAGGCGGGCCCCCCGCCTTTTGGTTGGGCTTAAAATTAAGAGAAGTGTTAGATATTGAAAGTTCTTTAGCAGAAGGTTTTTGAAAAATCCCCCGTATAGCTGGGGGTTTATTTCTCTGGATAGTTATTTGCGGTAAGTGCCGCTCATATTTTTTTGCCGGTTTTCCGGCTTAAGAAGGGAGGAATAAGCTCACATGCCACTTTATAAGGTTAAGGCTAAAGTTTTAATCGAAATCGAGACGGAATTTGATGACGATATAGAACCAACACCAGATACAATCAAGTTTTGTNTGGACGAAGACATAGCAGAGGAAATGAGCATCGAAGGCGCAGTCAATGACTGCAAGGTTGTCGAATTTTTTGTAGAAGAGATAAGCGATGATTAGAGGACCGTTTCTTGACCGTACTGAGACCGATGTATAAAATGGGGGTGAAGGGCGGTGATGTCTATGGCTGAAATTCTCATTATCCCTGAAACCTTCGTACAAAACTAGGGGATGATGGGGCAAAGGAACTGGTTGATCTAATCAACCAGGCATTTAAGGGGTTAAAAGAAAATTTTAGTGAAACAGCAGCCGGAAAACTTGAACAGCGGATAGCTGAAACAAAATCAGATTTGGAAAAGCAAATTGCCAATGTCCGGGCAGATATGATCAAGTGGATGTTCATATTCTGGGCAGGGCAAGTCGCTGTAACGGTTGGGTTATTTAGCCTTTTTTATAATTTGCTGAAATAATTTATGTTTAAGAAACGGTTTCACTCAATAGGGTGAAGCCGTTTCTAGCATTTCAGGGCCATGTGGCCCGAACCATTCTGAAAGGAGGGATGGGGCGGGCAATGGCCCGTCCGATAAAAAGAGATAAAACGCGCTAACGAAATTGAACCCGGTTTTGGTGTTTAAATCGGCATGAACCAGGGACCAAGTGGCGGGGGAGATATACCCGGGAAAGTTAAGCTATTGCCGGGTTGGTTGAGCTAATTTTTTTCTCAAACCTACAAGGNAGGNGGTTGGTACAGAAGACCGCNAGGTTAGCTGTACCATTTNAAATGNGTACNTGTTACAATNNTNCTGGGGTGGTTAGTGTGTCTACAAAAATTGATCACATACTCCAGGAGATAGAGAAGCTTAATTCTCAAGAGTTACGGAAACTGTTTGAGTGTATAGCAGATAAGTATGATTTATTAGGGATGCTTAAAGTAGCTGAATCTTCTTTTGCAGATTGGGATAATCCGGAGGATGAAGTTTATGACGGACTATAAACCCGGAGACATAATCCTAATACCATTTCCATTTAGTGATTTAAGCGGGGAGAAACAGCGCCCCGCTTTAGTTTTGGCTGAAGCAAACCAATGGAACGAATTTATCTGCATAATGCTAACATCATCCCCAAAAGGGATCAACGAAGTCCCTCTTAAACGGTGGAAACAAGCCTGCCTTCCAAAATATACAGTAGCAAGGGTTCATAGAATATTTACTATAGAGGCAAAATTGATTAGAAAGAAACTTGGCAAAGCAGATGCAGATCAAGAGGACTTTAAGGAAATCCTTGCTGCTGTGGCGGCGTTGCTCATTAAGGGGCGTTGATTATCGGCATATAGCCTTAGGCAAAAACCCGGAATAATCCGGGTTTTTGCTTTTTCTGTAGAGCATTTCAACTGAGGAGGCTGATTAAATGGTTAATTTCACACAATATAACTACGAAGAAATAGCAAAAAAAACTAGAATATATTTTACCTCACTCCCTTCATGTATTTTGCGTAGCATACCAAGTTGTTTCAGAACTTCCACCGGGTATGCTCTCTCAGCAGGAAGAGAGAGATCTACTCCTGGCCGCACTTTTACATGATATAGGGAAATCGTTGTGGCCAGACGGTTGGCATGTAGAACCAAAACACAAATTAGGAACCAATGTCCTTACAGTTATGCAGGCGCATCCTTTGGCAGGCGCAAACATGGCATACGAAGCTGGAGTACCGGAATCTGTAGTAGACATAATACGCCAGCACCACGAAAGGCCGGGGGGCAGGGGGTATCCCTATGGAGTGGAGCCATCGTTACCGGCACAAATTTTGGCCGCTTGTGATGTATATTGTGCTTGCACGGAGGAAAGGCCATACAGAAAAAGACCTTTGACGGAACAGGAAGCTATTAATGAAATAGTATCTCCGCCGGAAGTGGTAAAAATTCTGGTGGGAGAGAAAAGAGAGAAACAAAATAAAAACAAGAGGAAAAACCGTCTGAGGTAATCTCCTTCAGGCGCTTTTTAAAGGGGTGCATTGGGTTGGTAAAAAACATATTGGCAGATGAAACGGGAAAATCCACTGCTGAATTAGGGCTAGTCATGACAATTGTCGCAATAGCTGCCATAGGAATGATGGCAATAGTCAGCAGTTTATATTCTTTGTCGTATAGATGGGGTCGGCTTTATTAGTATTTTATTCTTTAACTGAGTCAACTACCCACCACTTATAGAAGTGGGAGCTTGTAAGCTCTAGTTGACTAGCCTAAGCGAAAGCTACGTTATCTATCTTATGACACATTGGAATGATGCCCTAGTTCCAAGCTCTGTCGTGGAGTACGTAAACAATCCTAAGGGGGAGGGATAGTCGGCTTCACATGTAAGGATAGATAACATTGGCGAAGGGCAACAACTCCTGAAAGGAGGAACACTTTATGTTAGTGTTCGTAAAAAATAAGCATGGTGAAAATCTAATGCCATGTAAACCTAGCAAAGCGAGGAAATTACTAAAACAAAAGAAAGCAAAAATAATTAGTTACAAACCTTTTACTATTCAGCTTTTATATGGAAGTAGTGGCTACAAACAACCTGTAATTTTAGGTGTAGATTTAGGCTCCAAACACATAGGAATAGCAGTAACAAGCGAAGATAAAGTTCTTATAAAAGGAGAAATTGAACTAAGAGATGACATAAAGGAAAATTTAGATATAAGAAGGCAGTATAGAAGAAGTAGACGATATAGAAAAACTAGATATAGAAAACCTAGATTCAATAACCGAAAGAGACCAGAAGATTGGTTACCACCTTCAATTCAAAGTAGAATTGATAATACATTTAGATGGATAGACAACTTTATAAATTTACTGCCAAGCCCTAAGTTGTGCATTGAAGTAGGCAAATTCGATGTTCAAAAAATGATGAATCCAGACATAGAAGGTGTAGAATACCAGCAAGGGGAAACTTATGGCTACTATGATGTGAGATATTATGTGTTTGCAAGAGATAATTATACTTGTCAAGTATGTAAGAAGAAAGGCAAGATTTTGCAAACTCACCCCATAGTATATAAGTCTAAAGGTGGTACAGATAGACCAAGTAATTTAATAACAGTTTGTTCAGATTGTCATACACATGAAAATCATCAAGAAGGTGGCATATTTTACAAATGGATGATGGAAGA